GCTTAATAGAATTCGGTTCTCCTATGAAGAGCTACCAATGTGGTTAAAGCCGGGTTGTGTATATTTTAATCGGCATGAGATTAGCTTTGATAATGGCTCGACTATTAAGTCATCTGCTACAACAGAAAATACAGGTCGAGGTAGGTCAATTTCATGTGTTAGCGGTTCCACTAGAGTCGTGCTTAGATCTAAAGAAACAGGCCAAATCTTTATGTCTACGCTAAGAGCCATTTATAATGCCAGCTCGTCTAAGATGAATACAGTTCATGGAACTAAAATTCTTCAACAGCTCGAGATCACTGACGAGATATCTCAAAATTGTCAATTTCAGATTAGCATTACCGCATTATGAAACCGCTTATTAAGCTTGCTGCTGATATTACACCGCTAATCGATTATGTTAAAGGTGACCCCAGCTTAAAAGGCAGAAGAAAATCAAAATGAAGTGCTATAATCCAATTTACGGCTTTGAAGTTCTAACAGCTGAAGGGTTTAAAGATTTTGACGGCGTGCTGATGTCTAACGAGCAGCAATGCGTAACATTATCATTTAATGACAATTCTGAGCTAACTTGTACTGCTGATCATAAGCTGCAGCTTTCAGATGGCTCGTACATTGAAGCGATTAATGTTTCGTGCTCTGATGTGTTAACGACAGTTAATTCAAAAAAGCTAAGCTCGATTAAAGCGAGTCACGAGCAAGAAGTTTTTGACTTGCTCAATGTTAAAGATACAAGCTCTTACTTAACAAACGGCGTTGTTTCGCATAATTGCTTGATGATTGACGAGTTGGCATTTGTAAATCCGACAATTCAAGAAGCGATGTGGGCGTCATTGGCTCCTACATTAGCTACTGGTGGTCAGTGTATCATCTCGTCGACGCCAAACGGCGATCAAGAGCTATTTTCTAAGCTTTGGCGTGCTGCAGAAGCAGCTGAAGACGGAGCATTTTACCCAGTAGCTGCTTTTTGGTATCAGCATCCAGAACGCGGTAACGGCGATCCTACCTCACCCGCTGCGCTTGCTTATAAGCAAGGCATGATTGCTAAAGTTGGCGAGCTGGTTTGGCGTCAAGAATACGAAGCTGAGTTCCTCTCATCTGACCCGCTGCTGATCAGCTCGCTTGTCTCAAATAGCTGGAAAGCTGAAGAACCGCTCTTCAAAGACAGCGGCTTCTCATTCTGGGAGCGCATCGACCCTAAGAAGGAGTACCTGGTAGGCGCCGACGTTGCTGAAGGCCTTGAGAAGGACTACTCATCCATCGAGGTCTTTGACACGAAGCTGGTTCAGATAGCCGAGTTCAGGTCAAACAAGATCAGCGAGTCCGAGCTGTATGACAAGATCAAGTGGATTATCAACTACATCATAAGCTCCAAGGATCAAACAGGCGCAGGCCGTCACGCTAAGCTGATGTGGTCATATGAGAACAACTCATGCGGCAAGGTGATCTCGTCGCTCTACTACAAGGACGAGAAGTTCCCTGATGACGGTGAGCTCATCTCAGTCGGTGAGAAGCTAGGCATGAACACCAATGCAAGCACGAAGAAAGAAGCGTCCAAAAATCTTAAACGCTTGCTTGAGTCAAGCGCTATGAAGATCAAGTCAAAGGACCTCATCAATGAGTTCAAGAACTACGCTCAAGTGGGTAGGTCCGACGGCATCTACAACGCCAAGCCCGGCGCCACTGATGACTCGATCTCTGCTACGCTGATCGTGACACGGCTCTTCACATATGTCACGTCATATGACGATGACGCCTTTGACCGGCTCTACAAGAGCAAGATTGGCACAGGCGAGGAGCGTGAGCTTGATGGAGGCGGTGGCGACATCGAGCCGATGCCTATGGCCATCCTATAGTCTGTGCTTTAAATGGGCCAGCTTTTGTGCTTTTGGTATAATGCAGTTTGTACCTACACCCCCAATCGAAATCGATTGACTGAACTCGGTCTTTAAATGGTTTTAGAAGAGTTCTGAGGTACAATCATTCCGTCATCTAAGGAATTGCTATATGTTGGTTTTTGTTATCATTGCTGGTGGAATCATACTGTCGATCGGCGTGCTTGTTACGCTTGCCATTGACAAGATGGTGGGTGAAGACCCTGACACCGAAATTGGTAACCTCAACGAGTAATTTCTTTTCACCGAATAGTCGAAAAACGACTATAAATAGGACTGTGGTAGTTAAGCCACATCGTTCATAACTTTCATAAGGACATTTCATTCATGGCATTATCATTTGAACAGCTCAAGGCCGCATTCGGCAAGCGGACTACCGGTAGCTCTAACGAGAATACCGGCTTCTGGGACAAGTTCTACCCATTCTACAAGATGGACTTCTCTGAAACGGCGCTCTTCCGTTTCCTGCCTGACGCTGATGAGGAAAATCCTCTCGGTTTCATCATCGAAAATAAGTACCACGAGTTCACCGTCAACGGCAAGCGTAAGCGCATCGCCTGCTTGAAGATGCACGACGGTGCTGATGCTCACTGCCCGGCTTGCGCTGCTTCAGCCAAGTACTACAACGAGCTCGGCGATGAGAAGATGGGTAAGCTCTTCTGGCGTAAGATTGACTACATCGGCGCCGGCCTGGTGATGCATTCGCCGTTTGACTACCCGATCAGGGCCGATGAGAACCCGGTTCGCCTGATCTCGCTCGGCCCGAAGCTGTTTAAGCGGATCGAGACCTCGATTGCGAGCGGTGACTTTGACGTTGCTCCGTATGACCTCGACGAAGGCTTTGACTTCAAGATCATGAAGACGAAGCAAGGCGAGTACGCTGACTACTCGAGCTCCGAGTTCGTGCGTAAGTCAACGGCCATCAGCGCTGCCCTCCGCAGCCAACTCGAGCTCGTTGACCTGAAGAAGTTCCGCTTCGCTCGTGTTGACGCTGATGCGATGCAGGCTCAAATCGAAGCCTTCATCACAGGCAAGTCCTATGAGGACGAGAAGGCGAGCTCTACTCCCGCTTCTGAGCCGGACACAAGCCTGAAGCAAACGCCGGTGCTGTCGGCTGCTGCTCCCGCTGGTGACAGCGCTCCCGCTGGTGACGGTGGTTCTGCATCTGATCGCGCTCGCGCTCTGCTGGCACGCATCAACAAGGACCGCGCCGCTAAGTAAGCGGTGAAGAGGGTGGCTTCGGTCACCCTTCTCTCTTTTCTTTCAAGGCTTTCAAATGAAAGTATTTCTTGGTGGTACTTGTAATGGATCCACATGGCGTGATCAGCTCATGCCGCTGCTTGAAGTCGAGTACTTCAATCCTGTAGTTCCCGACTGGACGCCTGAGTGCGCAGCTGAAGAGCTGCTGCAACGTGAGAGCTGTGACGTTTGCCTTTACGTGATCACGCCCGAGATGACTGGCGTGTACTCCATCGCTGAAATGGTTGATGACAGTAATAAGCGGCCTGAGAAGACCGTGTTTGCTGTGCTCAATCCAGATGAAACCATTGGGTCATTTACTTACATGGCCAAAACATTTACGCCGCCTCAGTTGAAGTCGCTCGAAGCAACTTCGAAGCTGGTCGCTGCGAACGGCGCAACCTCGCTCGGCATCCTATATCAAGGCTTGCATGGCGTTGAAAACCTGGCCGCTTACCTTAACATGAGAGGTGCAGGCGATGTCGCTTAAATTTCTAGCAGAGTTCAGAAAAAACGCGGCCAAATTAGAGAACGTCAACCTTGACGCTAAGCCTCCTGCATTCTGGTACAGCACAGGCAACTATGCGCTCAACCGCATCATCTCAGGTAGCTATCGGTACGGCTTTCCCCAAGGTCGTGTCACGGCTTTAGCAGGCCCATCTGACTCAGGTAAGTCCTTCTTGCTGACCAACGGTATGATGCAAGCGCAAGCTGAAGGCGCTTACGTGCTCGCAATTGACACCGAAAACGCGCTCGACTACAACTACCTCAAGCGGGTGGGTGTCAACGTGTCACCTGACAAGTTCCAGCCTGTGCAGGTTGTGACGGTGCAGGACGTGGTTGACGTGCTGTCTGACTTTGTCGGTCTGTACCTCAAAGACTATGGCAAGTACAATCCTGAAGCACCGAAGGTCTTTGTCGGCATCGACTCGCTCAGCATGCTGCTGACTGAGGCCGAAAATGAGAACTTCAACAAGGGTGATCAGAAGGGCGACCAAGGTCAGCAAGCGAAGCAGATCAAGCACTTCCTGAAGACCATGGTTTCGCGGATGAAAATGACCAACATGACGTTGGTCACGACTGCGCACGTCTACTCAGCTGACCCACTGAAGGGTGAAGGCATGTACTCAGTGACGCCGTCGCTGCGGTACGCTTGCAGCCAGATCCCGATCATTACGAAGCTGAAGCTGAATGACGAGGACGCCAAGGGCAAGAAGACCACGATCGGCATTCGGTTGCGCGCTGAGACCTTCAAGTCGCGCTTCTCGTTGATCGGCTCAAAGGTCGAGCTAGAAGTCCCGTATGACAGAGGCTTAGACCCGCTGTCAGGCATCGTTGACCGATTGGTTGATGATGACGTGCTGCTGAAGGGCGCTTCAGGTTGGTATACCCTCGAGTATGAAGGTGTGCCGGCTAAGAAGTTCCAAGAGAAGCAGCTTACCCCAGAGCTTGTTGAGCTCTGCCTTAACCACCCGAAGCTCAA